TTCTCTTTGCTGCAGCAGAACCTTTTTTAACTTTTCCAGTCACTGCTGTTTTTAATTTAGAACCGGGATTTTTTCTTCTGTAGGCAGCGACACCGGCTCGTGTCATACCTGCTCCAGATTTTGTAGATCTGAAATTTTTTTTATTTCTCGCGGGCATGTTATCTTGTTTTCTCATTATCCACCTGCTCCTAATGGTTTATCTACTGAACCACCTTTTTGAAAGTCTTTAGCTTTTTCTACTAAATTTTTTATTTTTTTTTCAGGGTTTTTATTTTTTTCTGCAAGTTTTGCACTGCTTTTAGCCTCTGAATATCTAGTTCTTGCTTCAATTATGTTCGTGCCCATAATTTCTTCTACTCTGTTAGGTCTATTTTCTTTAAACCACTTTACTATTTCATCTGGGCTAATTTGTTTACCTTTTGCTTTTGGAACTTTACCCATTAATTTTTCAAAACTTTCATATATTGGATATACTCTTCTGCCTCCACCAATTTTAGGACCAAATACTTTTAAAAGTTTTGCTACTGTCATCTAACACCCATTCTTCTACCCATGAAACCACCCATCATAGCTTTTTTTCTTTTAGGTGCAAATGTTGCAGCTCTCGATGGTGTAGGTCCTGTATTAGCTTTTTGTTGTTTTCTTTTTACGGCACCCGCACGTTGCCCTTTGCTCATCGCTCTAGCTTTTGCTATCGGCACACATTTAGGATATTTTTTTCTTTTCTCTCCACCGCTTCTTCCGCATTTAGGAAACGAACCGTCAGGTTTTTTATTTGCTATATCAACCCAATTTTCTTTGACCCAAGATCTTAAACCTTTTTCGGCCATTAGACCATCCTAGTTTTTTTCTTTTTCTCTTTCATGATAGCTCCGCAACCTTTAGCTACTTTACCACCAATACTATAAAATGCTCTGTCGTCCATCATCATTCCACCACCCATTGCTTTTTTACGGCTACCTTTTTTGCCACCTGGTGTAATCTTACCTGAACAAACTCCAGAAGCGTACATATTAGCATAGGCGCTTGGGTACACCTTAAATTTACGCTTCGCTGCCGCTTTACCTTTAGGACACAGTTTAGCCATTATTTTTTCCTTGCTGTTTTTTTAGCTCTTTTAAAATCTGATGCTTTTGGTGCACCCTTTGAACCTTTTTTTCTCATTTTCTCTCCACGTTTTTTTTTAGCGTGAATGTTTGCGTAAAGTCCTGGACCAGCCATGTTAAACTTTCTTTGCTAATTTAGCGTCTATTTTTTGTTGAACTTTTTCTGGTAGTTTTGAAAAACCTTTAAATTTATTTGGAACTTTTCCATTTTTTTGTTTAGGACCAAATGTTTCTTTTATTTTTTGAACATCTGATTTTTTTTTACTTCCAAATCTTAAACCAACTCTGCCACCTTTGTTAAATTTTTTTCCTTTAGAAGCTTCATTTCTTTTTTCAACTTTTTCTTTTGCTGCTTTATCCATTGTATAAGAATAATCTTTAAGTTCTTTAGATTTTTCTATTTTCATTTTAGATATGTCTTTTTTTAGTGTTTGTGAACCAGGGCTTCCTGATGAACCTGATTTAACACCTTTATCAATAGCTGCAACAACTTTGTCTTGTATTTTTCTTTTTGTTGTTAAATTTTCTGCAATGGGAACTGTATTGATAGTTCCAGGTGTTGGATTTTTACCTCTTGATTTAAAAGCATCTTTAACTACTTTTGTAACTGGTTTAACAATAAATTCTTTTACTAAATTATATCTACCTGACATTATTTTTTTCCTCCGCCGTTTCTAAATATTTGTGTACCCTTTATACCATAAATACTCGCCACGACAAGGATCCATAAATTTGTAAACCAGCTCGGCAGCTGCGAGAACATGTCGAAGAACAATTTTACCTTGTCCATCGCTGTCGGATCGTCCGATACGACTGCCCAGGCCAGCACCAACACGGGCAAACTTAAAATTATAAGAACTGCCTCGTCTTTCCAGTCCGATTGTCGGGCTTCTAGCAGTTTTCCTTGGTATTGTTCTTCACCTTGGGCCATTTTAGTAGCATGCATCAACTGTGCATCTGACATAGCCATTTTCGTTCTCTGCTTGTTAGCATAAATCTTACTTCCTGCAGAGACGGCTAATTTTATTGCCGATAACCACATGATTTAGTACCAAGTAACTTCTTTTTTCTTTTCAGCTAACATTCTTTTAGTTCCTTTTACTTTTTCTTTATCCCCTGTAGGAATATTGTTAAAAGCTTGGTCAGCTGTTGTTTTAGATCTTGGATCTACCTCAACATTCTGTTCTGGAACTGCCATTTGTTTTGCTTTTTTGTAGTTCATCATAGTTTTTTACCTTTTTATTAATTATCGTCTATCATAACTTGCGCTTGTTGTACACCGGTCTTTGCAAGACTAACTCCAGCACGCAATTTTGCTAAATCTTCGTTTTGTTCCATCTTATCTTCGGCTATTTCTTGTGCTTGCATTAATTTTGCTCTTGCAAGATCCTCATCAGCCTTGTCTGCTTCTCTTTTTCGTTCATTTTCCATTGCTCTAAGGTCAACTTCTCTAGATTTTAATTTTAAAAGTGGATCAGAGTCAAATTGTGATGTAATTCTGTTCTCTTCTTTCATAAATTCCTCTGTCATTTCTGCAATCAACACAGATTTTCTTGCTTCGATCTGATTTGTAAGCATTTGTAGTTGTTGTTGTATCTGTGGATTCGTTGCAGCCATTTGTTGCATCTGTTGCATCTGTGCCATTTGCTCTCTGAACTCTAATTGTACTTGTTCTTGAGCCATAATTGAAATGTGTTCAAGTATATTTTTTTGTATTGCAGCCATAATAGCAGGATTATTTCTAACCATGTTAGTTGACATAAAATTTAAGTGAGCTGTGATGTGTGCTCTGTGGTCTTGACCAGGGAAAGCTTGAAAAGGTTTACCACCCAAAGCATTTATGTGTTCCATACTTGGGTCCATTGGCGCTGATGGAGCTGGTGGTGGTAAAACTGCATCAACATCTTTAACACCAATTGCATTATACATGTTTCTATAGATTTGATACATGTTGTGAAGCTGTGGATTACTTGTTGCGATCTGTAATTGTGTTTGTGCAAGTGTAATTCTTTGCGACATAGAAAATATATTTGGATCAGCAACTGGTATAACATCAATCCTGTCATCAAAATCTGTTTGTTTAACATTTCTCGCACCACCGACAACGTCATATGGGTAATCTGGTGGTAAGTATTGTGAAACTATTTTTGATAATAATTTAAATTCGTTCTTCATCGCTGCATAACATCTTTTGTGTATTGCACTCATGACTCTTGAACCACGCTCAAGAAGTGCAACTGTAGTTCCTACTGCAGCGCCTTGGTTTCCATCGCCAACTTGCATATCAGCAATAGCCGCGAATCTTTGACCAGCTTGTACAACAATACCTAATAAATTTAATAATGTTTGTGATGGTTCTTTGTATGGTAGAGGAAAGAAAGCATCTCTTAAATTACCACCCGGTGCATCTACATCTTTAAATTCACCTGGTTGTATAGGAGCTGCTTCATCTCTAACTCTAACTCCTCTTTGTTTAAATCCTGCAGGTAAGTTTGATAATGTTCCTGCATCTAACAATTGACGGAGAGCCGCCGTTGCCGTACGACTCAATCCGCCAATCATATGAATGAGTCCAAAGCCATAAAA